GTCATCGCCGGAGACTTTAATCAAAAACCGTGTACGTCATATGTTCTTCCCTTTAGATGAATAATATCTAAACAAACACATAGCGTGCATTAAATACATTGCAATTGAACCTATAGTATTGGTCACACCAGATCCACTACTTAACCCAGAATGTCGTTCAGTATAACGAAGATCTGGATGGAATAATGGCATAACTAATTCCAAGTTCCTACAATATCTAAAAATTTTAAGTTGTTTAGACGACAACTGCAATATGTCTTCTAGCACATAAAATGCTATCAGTAAGATGAGTGTTTGTGCATGGTGATCAAAAGCCTTGCCATCTAAGCTATAAGCATACATACCTTTGAACTCATTGACATGCGAAGAGATTTCCTTCTGTGTACAGCCAATTACAAGTCCACCCCCACGTTTAATGCTTGATTTAAACATAATATCTAATGGCTTGAAGATAGCAATTAGTTTATAATTTACAGCGAAAACAAGCCTGTTCTTTAGGGATTTACTAGTTACCTGCAATCTCTTAAATGCAGCAGAGTACATCTCGTCAAGAGTAAGGAGATTGTCTGTATTTAGGTTACCAGTAGTGAAATCTATGTAAGTGTTGATCAACACCTGTCTATACAAAGACTTCCTTTTCCAAGGAGTAGGCATACCTATGGATGCTCTCCAATTTATTCCAGTCTCAACATCGCTAAGTGTCGGCCAGGAAGGTTTAAAGCCTTTTGTGATACATCTGTCAAAGAATGTGTAAACCGCAAAATAGACCTCATTTTGGAAAATTTTAGGAGTACGCATTACTGAATACTTATCTACAGCATCACGCAGTGATTTAGCATAAGATTCGCGAAACTCCAATGACTCCTTCTGTAATTTAGAAATGAAAACACCAACACTACGAGTATAGAAGGAAGATCTTTTAAGATAATCATGTACCCCAGGCATTTCAACTCATCGTTGTTGCTTCTTAAAGTAATTGATAAGATCTTTGTTACTCATTAACATATCTCAAGAATCCTTAGTAAGACTCCTGAAACTGGGCAACTCTCTCTTAATTATAGACCTTAAATAAGGGAGTTTGTAGTAGTTGTTTAATGTAAACTTCGTTCCGTTGGGATACTGTGTAATAGTCTCAGGATTATTTTCCTCACCATTATTTAAACAACGAATAGATCCAAGTAAATTAAAATTATAAACAAAGGAAAACGTACCTAGCAGCATAGTACTATTGTATTGGTACTTCTGTATTAACAGAATTTTAGATACTGAATTTT